ATCCAACACCGCAGAAGTGGAAAGCGATGAAGAGGAAGAAACGGGAACGGTCACTCCGCCACCCGAAGAGGCAGAAGTTGCCGCAGAAGAAGAAGTGGTCGAGCCAGAGCCAGAGCCAGAAAAGCCAAAGAAGAAGAAGGTCGTGAAGAAGAAGGCGTAAATCAAAACGAACCAATTCAAATAAATCAAAAAAGTCAAAAACATCATAAAACATAAAAACAAACAAAAAGCGCGCGCCATTTTGCTAGACACATTTTAGAACAACAAAACAAACACAACATTTTTTATTTTATACCAGCCTCTATAGCTCAGTGGCAGAGCATTTGTCTTGTAAACAAAAGGTCATGAGTTCAATCCTCATTGGAGGCTAATTTATAGAATAAAATACGAAACTTTCAAAAACTTTTCTCCCCAACATATATCCCATGCCCCCCATCGTTTCCCCCTTGGCTGCATCCCTCATTCGCGGATGCCACCCCACATTTTCGTCCAAACCCTGTAATGATGACTGGTTTCTGGTATCTATATTGGATTATTACCGCGTTCACAGCCATCAATCTCATCCCCACCCCGGCAAATATTGGCGTTTTACGTTCGACATGAAATGGGGTTGGAAAGAGTCCATCACGGATTTCAAAACCCAAAGCGTGAAAGAATACATCTTGATTTCTAAGATACTTCGTTCGCGACAACGTGAAATCCATTTCCACCTCTTGTGTGTACAACGCGCTTTCAAACAATATTCCAATACAGAACCCATTGGGAAATTAATCGCATCTTTTTTGTATTTCCCCACCCTCAAACAGTTAATACAACACGAACTTGCCTATCTTCCTCCCATACGACTTCCGTCAATTCATCACGTCAACCCGCTCCAAATCTTTTTCGGGCGATGCTACCAATATTGTATTTTTCATCGCAACACAACCACGTGCATTCTCAACACTCGGGTGGACTTATGTAGCATCTCCCAGTATTGCCGCGTCATGCCCCGTCCTTGTATTATACATCCGCAATTGATGATCCATAACAAATCCTCCTTTTTTTACTTATTGCGATGTATTTTAAAAGAAGATCAACAACAGTACAAGTTTCCAAACTTATCAAAAATACACGAGGCGTGTCATTATAATCTGAGCGGTATCGAAAATAGCAAGTATTACACCACGTTTCCCACCAACGATGAGTATTTGAAAAGACCGAGTATGATCGATGCATGGTTGTCGGATTTGTTTGGGTGGTGAGAATCAAACAAAACAGGCAATAATATTGGAGAGTTCCGATATGTCATATACTTGCCCTTGTTGTATCTTTGGAATACCTTCTTTCAAAAAGATATGATACTTATTCTCTAAAATCGTCTCCGTGACCACGACGGAGACGTTTTTCTGTTCACTTACCCGAATGACGATTCTCTCTCCTAACGACAAAACACAAGAAACATACATCAACAAATCATTGTTTTCTAAAATCTTAATGTGTTTCGGAAGATCATCGATCATTATACAGAACACTTCTTGTGTACCCGCGTCATCTTCTACCAAGTCCTTGCGATACAATACCCGGTGCCATAGCGGTATGTATACATCTCCATGTACATATACATCTTTATCTAATAATTGCTGAAACTTGGCATGTAAATACACAATATGTTCCCGCTGTTGATATTGTTGTAGCCATTGCATCATTTTTTCAATGTTGTCTACGGTAAAGAGAGACAAAAGTGTTTCATAGATGGTCATTGTTTCTTCCTCTTTTGGGCGCTCCCTCGTGGACCGCTTTTCTTCTAACAATCGTTCATAACACTGTTGTATTTCAATAAACTGATCTTTGCTGTCGACGCTATTCTTATCGGGGTGATATTTCAAACATAACTTGTGGTATTTTTTCCGTAATTCGTCTTCACTTGTCTCTTTCAGCGATTGTATTTCAAATAATTGTAAACATCGGGATAGGTCCATTCTTCTATTCTTGTGTAGTTGTTTTTAGATTTCTTACATAAACAATAAATCGCTCTAAATGATAAATCGTTCGGTAATTATTGTTGTATTTTTCCATGATTTCCGCATAACGAGGGAAAAAAGAATCCACATTTTCATCATTCAAATATTCTGCTTCCACAAGACGTTGAATCAAATAGGCAAAACAATCATGAATATTATCATTTACAATCAATAATTCATATAATTTTTCTCGCCATTGAAACAAGGACCATGCATTATTTCCAACAATATGTGGAATCATGGCATCTATTCTTGATGTAAAACGTTCCTCGAACTTGGAAACATCATTTGATTTTGTTTTTTTAATCGTCGTTCGTTTTAAAATATACGGATGTACATACGACACATGTTTCACAAGAAACACAAAAGCAATTTTGACATGGTCTAAAAAATTGTAGAATACATCCATAAGTTCCTTTTTGATATGATCAAAGTGAAGACACACGATATACAAGCGCCTATTTTTGTGATTCAATACCAGATTTTCGGAAATATGACGAAACAATTCAAAGAATATACTGTACTCATTTACGCCTAATATGGCAAAATCCACTTCTACATGAACATCACTCATGGAAAATGCGAGTTCTTGACCTTGGTATTCAATCATCGTCTTGCGACTGTATTTCAGTGCACTGGGACTGATGGACTCCATTTGTTTCAAACAATATACATAGTTTTCCATGGGATTCTTTCCATACACTAGATAATGATCTGATTCGCTAAGGAATATAGATGACTCCATAATGTATCATAATGACTATGTTTGTTTAAATACCATATAAAAAGTCTTTAGTGTTCATATTATATGGAGTATGTATTAGACATTGATACCATCAATACACATCATTTGATATTTAAATTGCCTATTAAAAATCAAAACAGTAAGTATACCTATTACTATAAGTTATTATATAGCGATTCCAATATTCATGTGAAATATATTTTAATTTTAGTTCGCTTTCAACAGTCTTATGTGGATCATCGAGATCATTTTTACAAAATCAAGGTGAGTAAACAAGACCCGTTTTTTCAGAAGATTCGAACCTTGGAGCATATTATTTTAACCAGTTTGAATCAAAGTGTCGGAAAAAAAATCGTCTATAGTTGCTACAATGACTTCATTACAAAAGATATTTTATTTCATTCGCATCATAATGGACCCAGTCAAGAAATGTTCTTGAAAATATCGGGGATTTGGGAAGACGAAGAACACATTGGACTCGTGTATAAAATATATTATATGATGTCAACTGAAAAGTTATCCAATATGATTTGTTGAATCAAAATAAGCAAGAAATTCAAAAAGATGAGAATATAGTGGATAAAATCGAGACGTGTTATCAACGCTTTATTACTCTTTAGTAAATCATCTTTCAAGAAGGAATAAATCATGAAAAAAAGGGATTGACCGGCGATGACAAGTATACTTAAGTTAGAATATAAGAAATAATTCGATGGTACTTGTTGCAAGTTGATGCGTGTATAATGCTTTACATTGATGGAAATCATCCAACATAAATATACGGTCAGTGCCACCAAATATCCAGAGTTTTTAGGATCCCTCAAAATATTTCCGCCCTTTTGATCGATGGCGTTCATAAAAACAATCGACAACACAGATATCAGTATGATTGAAAAACTCATAATATTGATGGATGCGGACCCATGACTTCCGGTATCATCATACGATTGAATACTTGAGAAAATAAGTTTCGAGAACAAGGCAATAAAGATAAAGGCAAATAATATTTGTGTTGTCATTGTGTTATTTTCTGATTTAAATATTTTACCCCAAAAATCATTTATATCACTTATATCACTCATTATATAGTAATGCTATATTTTTTCATCAAATATGAAGTTATTTCTTTTTTACATTGATCTTCAATCCACTGAAATCGTTGTTTTGTTTGATCATCTTTTTCATCATTGTATTTATAAAAGGTTGGTTTTTTCATTGTTTTTGTTTTATAATACACATAATATCCATATTTGCTTTTGCGAATGGAGCATGAAGGAGACAAAACGACTCCCATATTTTCATTGCGGAGTTGATCACGTTGTTTGATAAACTCAATGAGGGATTCTTTTTCTAATGGACTACATTCACCAAGAGCAATGGAGTCCTCTATACAAAATACTTGAAACTCCTTTAAACTAATCTTTTCTTTTTTTCCAAAACAAGCATAATATCCATGTTTCCCATTTTTGATATACAAGGGTTCTCCAAGATAGGTCCCACAATGAAGAGACTGGTCCTTGACCTTTTTGATTTGCTCAGGATGGGCTGTATAATTAGAGGTTGTCTCTTGAATCAAGTGATCGACTTTTTGTATAAATCCAGATAATATGTCTCCATGGAGCGCCTCTTTGTTTTCAATCATATCTAAAGATTGTTCCATTTGTGTAGTGAATGTATACTGAAAGAGTTCCTGAAAATGAAGGTAGCAAAAGTCGCATACTTGTTTCCCCAGCGCAGTTATGGCGAGCTTTTGTTTTTCTTGACGTAATATTTTCGCCACCTTTTCTTTCATTAGCCCCTCATCTCGGTTAAAGACGTAGTGTGTTGTTTCTACCTCTTTTCCTTCAATGTTTCCCTTGATCACATATTTTTTATCGATAAGGCTATGTATAATGGATGCATATGTGGAAGGTCGTCCTATGCCCATGGATTCCAATTGTTGAATCAAAGATGCTTCATGATAATGTGGTTTTTGATGGACAAGGGTCTCGGTTGCCTCCGAATAAGGAAGCCCAAAGGGCGTTTTACTTTCAAATAAAGTGGTCAGATAAGAGACAAAAGAGACAAATGGTTTTGGGGGGTCTACAATACGCCACCCCTGAAAGGTACATTGTTTATCTATATGACGGAACCATGTCTCTTGAAAAGGTATACCAAACGTCGTTTCGTGATAAATTGCATCACTCATACCACATTGAATCGTGTGTTTATAAATAAAGGAATACAGTGTATTTGCGGCCTGAGTCTTCACTTGACTTTTTTGCACCCGCAGGTCACACACTCGAATCCCCTCGTGCGCTTCTTGAGCCTTTCCTTTTTGATTGCGATTCTGAAGAAGTGTTTCCAAATGAGGCGACACATAGGCATTTCCATAGGAAGATACGATGTGTTTTTCCAATGATCCAATGAACTCTTTGGAATAACAAGCACTGTCGGTGCGCATGTACGTAATCAGACCATTTTCATATAATTCTTGGGCATACTTCATGGTTTGTTTGGGGCTCATACGTAAATACGAATGCGCCTTTTGCTGAAGCGTGCTCGTAATGAGAATGGTGGGTGGCTTCTCTTTCACTTGTCTCTCTTTTTTTGTCTCTACTTTCCAGTCTTGTTTGTCGCACAAATTGTTCATAAACATATCAATCGCTGTCTTTTCTATAGGATCTACACATGAAAAGGGGGCCTTTTTATCCGTGAATTTTGCCTTCACTATAAAGTGTGTATCTTGTGACAAGGCATCAATGGCTTGTTGATTTTCGTAGACGAGGTGCAAGGCAGGAGTTTGACACCGCCCTGCCGATAGTGTATGCTGTACGTATTTCCACAGCATGGGACTTACCTTGTATCCCACGTATATATCCAGGATTTGTCGTGATTGTTGGCTGTACACACGATCCATATTCACATGGACTAGATTGTCCAAGGCCCGCAACAAGGCGGGTTTCGTGATTTCCTGAAACACCATTTTCTTGGTTTTCCGCAAGTCCAGTTTACAAAACACACACAATGCCCACGCAATGGCCTCGCCTTCCCGGTCGTCGTCCGTCGCTAGGATAACGTCTTTGCATTTTTTGATTTCGTCTTTGATGGTTTTTAATACTTTTCCCTTGTCTACTTTATAGGCAATTTGAAAAGTATCAAATGAAATTTGATCCAGTGAATCCAGTTTTGTAAAGTGCCCAAACGAGGCAACCACTTTGTATCCCGACCCCAAGTATTGCTCGATCTTTTTGCATTTGGAAGGAGATTCTACGATAACAAGCGTCTTCATCTCTGTATTATAGAGACAAATGTCACGAAGTCTTTAATCCATTTT